AGCACGCCACGCACTGCAGTGTCAGCAGTGGTTTCTGTGATGGCGCCAGTGGTTGTGTTGTAAGCCCCTGGAGTCACTACACGAATTGTTACTTCACCACCAAACTTTGCCATCAACTTGCTGGCAACCTTGCGTAGCGGTGTAACAAGTGCCATCAGAGCTTATAAGCAACGACGGTTCCGCTTGTCAGCGTGATACTAGTAAAAACCCCAATCAGCTCAGAATTAGCCTTAAACTGAATTGAGGTCAAAGCATTGCCTGTGTAGTCTTGCGCGGTCAGGCTAGAAATGACCGTATCCTCAAGGGCAACGATCTTCCCGAAGCGACCTGTATGCGCAGCGGTGTCTTCGATGTACTCAGCACCTGCGTAGACGTAACCCATGATCAGCTCCGGCGAATGGAGAAGTTGCCCGGTCCACTAATTCTAAGCCCAGTCAGATACCGCTCAAACAAGGGCGGCACCTTATCAGCACCCACGGCACCGAACATAACGTTCGGCGTCACGTCAAGGCTACCGATCTTGACATTCTTGTAATCCTCTAGACCGCTCAGCCCAAGCGCATCCGTATTGTTGTGCAAAAACACTGCCAGCACAACCTGGGCGTACTTGACTTGAATCGGGATCTCAGTGTCGGTGAAGTAATCCGTGGAGATCCGAAACGGGAAGCCGATTGTGTAGGTGTTGATATAGGTGTCTGGCTTGCGCACACCAGTACGCGGCCATTGCAATGCCTGCGTATCAGTTGCACGAGCACCTAAAAAGCGTTCACGGTCTAGCCGTTGCGTGGCAGTAAATAGTGCGCGGTTGCGACTGTCAGTATTGCCAGTGTTCCAGTGTTGGACGTCATCGTCCTGCACAAAACCATCAACGATCGTCTGGGCGTCCGCCAGAGTCAGATAAGAGTTGGCGCTTGCCGACCCGACGGTTGCGACGATTACTACTGCCATCGTTGGGTGGCTCCTTTGGTTCTAGTGTAGGCGCAGGCTCTGCAATAGAAAGAGAGGCTGCTTCCGTAGAAGCAACCTCACGATCACGCAGTCGCCGGAAAGCGAACAGCCCCATCAGGCGTTAGCGCCCTTGATCACAGCAAAGCTAAGCACAATGGCTTGGCTAAGCGAACCGCCGGACACGTTACGCACGGTGACCGCAAAGGATCCCGCTGCAATAGCGTTGGCTTCGACGGTATAGGCACCGGCAGTGCCCGCCGATGAGTGGTTAACGATCACAACGTCATTAGCAGCAACAGTGCTGTTGGTGACGGTGAAGCTAACGTTGGTGGCATCAGCGAGTGACGCGTTGTTCATGGTGATCGCCCCACAAACTTTGTTGAGGGTGACACCAGTGGACTTGCTGGTGGCTTGGGTAACCGCACCACCAGTGCCGCTGACGTAGCCAATGGCACTGCCAGCAGTTACTTCAAAGAGGGAAGCCATAATTAGTTACCTCAATCGAAGTTGGAAGTGTTGGTCGCACGCACGACACCAATATTCTTGGTTTCGTACACCTTCGACCAGTTGCCGATGGTCTCCAGTTGAGCACGGGTCGGGTTGACAGTGCTCACGCCCCACTTGGCACCAACAGGGTGGTACACGTAGTGGAGGTCGATCGACATGGCATCGCTCTTGGCGAGGATGTCACGGTCAGTTTCCGTCTGAAGAGCCAGCTGCTCACCGCTAGCGACAGCGCCATTGGTGAAGAAGTAAGTGGCATATTCAGTGGAACTGCCACTGCCTGCGGTCTGCACATCGTCCGAAACCAAAACCCTGAGGCCCATATACGTGGGAACAGAGGTGTCACCGCCGTAAGCACCAGCAAGGGAACCACCGGATTGAGTGGTGGTGGTGCCACGAGCTTCAATGGTGGACACGTAGTCGATCGCCTTGCGCTCAACGAGGTCGTAATAGACCTTGCTGTGCATACAGATGGCGGTCAGCTTGTCACCTTGATCGCCCAGCAGGCTGCGGGCTTCAGCAACGTGCCGAGGGGTCAGCACGGTTGGGGTGTCAGCGGTCAGACCATCAATCGTCAGATCGACGAAGGATGCGCTGTCGTTGCTGCCCAGGCTGCCAAACACACCAGCCAAGCAGGACAGGAGGTCCTTCTGGCGCTGGTTAGCAATGTAGTCAGCAATCTTGGCGCCGATAGCAGCCATGGGGTCGGAACCTGCGGCAAGTGCAGCGAGGTCACGGCTTTCGAAGGCACGCCCACGGTGCAGGATCACGCCAACTTGCTTGTCAGCAGTGATTTTGCCAGGGGTCAGCGAGGTGCTGTCAGACAGCACTTCAAAGTCACCAGTCAGGTTTGCCTTAAAGAAAGGCACGTTAATGAAGTCACCACCCTCGGTTGCGTTCAGCTCAGCCATCGGCTGCACCACACCGGATGCCAGGAAGGCATCGCGCTGGGTGGTCTGCTCAATGACGTAAGGCGTAAAAATCTCGGGGATGATGATGTCAGAGCGAAGAGTCGCCATGAAGAATCACCAGGGTTGAGTTGGAAGGATGGGCACAGCCCTACATCACCAGCACAGCCGGTTTGTAACAGCTTAGCGGTTAGCTTGAGCCTTCATCCGATCATACAGATCACGATCTGTTCGATACAGTCGTGCCTGTTCAGTCAGATTGAAGCTGTCGCGGTTAAACGGATTGACCATCCCAGCAGGGACGGCACCGCCAACATTGCCGGCCGATGGCGCACCACTGCCCTGCGGCTTGGGTTGCTTCTGCATCCATGCTGGCAACGTCTTTGCCCACTCGGCAACAGGCACACGTTTGTACCCATCAACCACAACCACACTGCCGTCAGCCTCGCGTTCGATAGCTTCAGGCTTCAGCTTAGTCTTGAGCACCATGTCTGGGTCATGGACAATTTCAGCTAGTGCCGTGACAGCAGGCGTCACCAGCTCCAGTTCTCGCACTCGGGCTTCAAGCTGGCTGATGCGCTGGTCCTTTTCTGCCGTCGCCTCACGGAACTGCTGCTCCAGAGCTTGTCTTGCTTCTGAATACTTGCCTTGTGATTCAAGTTGCTGTTGCTCGTAGTTGCGTTTGAATTCCAGCAGCTCGTCAACATTGACTCCATCAGGCACAGCCTTTGCTTGGGCGATGGCTTTTTTGTACTCGTCCAACAACTCTGAGTTCTTGCGCCGCATGGCGTCAAGTTCAGCTTGCATGTTGGCTACTTCTGCATTTTGCTCCACAGGAGCTTGTGCTTCATCAGACATGGACTAGCCACAGGCTTAGTTACGCTGCGATCGTACAGCTTCTGACACAAAAGTGTCAAAACGAGAATTCAATACGCCAATACGGGAACCCTGGAACCCGTTGATCAAACAGATGCTTGATGCTATTGATCGGCATGAGGATCTGTTGCGACGGACGGGTTGCGGGTGGCACGCTGCCAAAGCCCAAGACTTACGCCGTTACGTCGCAGAACTTAAAGATTGGATCCACTGCGAGGAGGCTACCACTTTGTCTTGTCAGCCCAATACGCAGGAGACATCTTGCCTTTAGCAATGTTGGCAGCATGACGTGCCTTAAAGCTGGCACGCCTTGCTGTTGCTGCTTTTGATTCACCTTGTCGCGGCGGGCTGCCACTAACGCCCTGCTGCCCAAACCGTATCAACTTGACCGTCTCGCCGTCTTTTGCAAGTACGGCATGGGACTTGGTTGGGTGGCTTGGCGTGCGCTTCGGCTTGTTGTAGCCGTCAAACTGCTCGCCGCGATAGGTGATCATCGACGGGGTGCTGCCTTCAGCTCCGAACGTTTTTTGATGACTGCGTTGCCAGTTGATTCAGATTTGATCCGAACGATTGGATCGTCCTGACTGCCAACACGAGTAACACTGCCACCACTGCGTGTAGCAATAGTGGCGCGTTCGCCGCCAATGCTGGTAATTACGCCAAAGGTGCGGGTGCCTTGGTACATCCAACTCACCCTGTCACCGCGCTTCACTTTTTCTTGCCTCCCTTTTTCTTTGTGCCCTTAGCCATCATGGGTTTGGCTTTGCCGCCACCCTTAGCTTTCATGTCGCCGTAATGCCCAGGCATTGACTTAAAGCAATGACCCTTTCATGCTACTTGGCTTTCGGCTTGCGCTTCCGGCTTTTTCCTGCTTTTGCTAGAGCGATTGCTACCGCTTGCTTTTGCGGCTTGCCTGCCTTGATCTCCCGGCTGATGTTTTGGGAGATCACTGCCTGACTCTTGCCTCGCTTCAGGGGCATTGCTAGCAACCATCACGCCGGTTCTATCGTACCAACCGCCTGTGCCATCAGGTTGCTGGACGTACCGGACCTCAGCACCATTGCGCAGTTCAAACTCCGATGCCTTGCGCCCATCGGCGTAAGTGTATTTAAGAACGGGTTGGTCCATAACGAGCCCGGAGCTGGTCCAAGGTTAGCTCTGTGCCATCCTTGCTAACCAGCTTTGCGATGGCGGCATCAGCGCCATACTTGTCCGCCAGCCTGCGAAAGTACGGAGCCTTGCTGCCCAGCGCCTGCTGCTGACGGGCTAGCACATCTGCTTTGGATTCGCCTGGCATCTTGTCGTACAGCCATTTGCCGTAGCTGGTGTTAGCTGGAACCTGACCACCTTGTGCAGCACGGCGTCCTGGCGGTGGTGGGTCAAAGCCAAGCTCCTTATAGTCAATGACCGGCACGGTGGTGCTACGGCAGTTGAAGTGCTGCGGCGGCGTTGGTCCTTTGCCATACTCAAACACCTTGCCGTCTAACGCTCGGCAGATGGCACTTGTCCTGGTGTCAAGCGTGGCAACGTAGCGGTACTTTTTCGTGATGTCTTGGTTCGCCTCATACACCTGCTGGCTAGCGGTATTTGCTACCTGATTGATGCTGGTGCGGACTAGCGCGACGATTTGATTGTCAGCTATAGCTGTTGCCTGACCACCTGCTGCTGTAATTTCCCTGACGGTCTTGGCGCGTTCGCCAAACTGCAAACTGCCGATCAACCGTTTAGCGATAGCTGGCGTCGGTTCACCTGTCAGCAAGCCTTGTCGGACAACTTGGCTAAACCGCTCAGCCTGGTCCACCGCAATGCCACGAAACGCCTTGCTAACGACCTCGCCGTTAGGCAGCGTGATGGTGGCACCTTGAGCAGCCGTAAGGCTAAATGTCTGCGGTGCGCCCTGTACTGCGGCAAAGAGATCATCGCTAAGTGCCACCACATTGAGCTGCGTGGGGTCAGTCGTCACCACACTCTGCGCAAACTGCGGGCTGATTTCTACCGTGTTGACGATGTTGCGTGCGCCTGCGGGCAACGCCTTACGCAACTCCTCTGATACAAACTCCGATTGCAACTGGGCTATACCCTGCAGCTCTAGCGCCGTCAGCTCCGTTGAATCGCCAGCCCAAGTGCCCAGACTATCCTTCAGTTGCGCCAAAATGCCACGCAGCCTTGCAGCTTTGACAGGTGCAGCCAGCTCATCAATCGTTCGCAACTGATTGACTGCATCAATAATGATGTCGTTATATGCATTGATCACACGCCGAGCAACACTATTACTAAAGCGGTTCAGGTCAATCGCATTGCGAAACAACGCCTCAGGTGTGCTCATGGCTCAATGCCAAGCTGGCTGGGCTTGTACTGCGACCGGATGCTAACGTTTGCGCCACGCGTCAAGGCGCCGCTGATTGTAGAAGCAAAGGCGTCGTAACCATCTTGCCCATCTTCCAAAATCACCATTTCATCTACTTCAGCAGGTTTGCCGTCTTTGTAATACGTCATCCGTACAACTGCCAAAATCTCTTCCGGCAGTTTGCCCATCGTGTAATCAAGCTCCTGCTTCCTCGGCGGTATCTGCATCTTCTGGGTCTTCGCTTCCAGCATTATCGCCCAGTCCACCAACCAATCGATCAGCCTGTTCAGCAGATTGTAAATCCAGCCCGCCATTAGAAGTTGCCTCCAGTTCCTCGTCCACATCAAAATTATCGCCAAGGACATCGCCCTCGGCTAGTTCACGCAGGAGGGTTTCTTGGCTGATGGTGCCAGCGGTGTAAAGCGATAGCAGAGCTTGGATGTCCTGCGGTTCAAGGCGTGCGCCAAGGAAGTCACGGTTGACGTAGGAGCTGCCGGCAGCGGTG